ATTAAAATCTGTAGGAGCCACAATGTCTGTTGGGCTTACTGCCCCATTAGCTTTATTAGGTACTTCTTTATTTAAGTCTGCTGCTCAAATGGAGCAGATTTCAGTTTCTTTTGAGGTCTTTACAGGCTCTGCTGAAACTGCAAAGAATATGCTTGCCCAATTAAAGGAACAAGCATTAAAGTCCCCAATGCAATTTCAAGATATCACCAAAGGGGCTCAAACACTTCTTGGTTATGGATTAACTGCAGAACAGGTAATTCCTATCACCAAAATGTTGGGTGATATATCAGGTGGCAATGCAGATAAGTTTAATAGACTATCATTAGCATTTGGACAAGTAAATGCTTCAGGCCGTTTAATGGGTCAAGAAGTTCGCCAAATGATTAATGCAGGGTTTAACCCATTGCAATCAATATCAGAAAAGACAGGAGAGTCAATGGCTTCTTTATCTGCAAGGATGAAGGATGGTAAGATTTCTGTACAAGAGGTTGCAGATGCTTTTACTTATGCAACAAGTGAGGGAGGTAGATTCTTCGGTAATGCTGATAAACAATCACAAACACTTCAAGGGCAATTTAATAAGTTACAAGAAAGTGTAAATTTTGCTTTAGCAGAAATTGGTACATCATTAGCTAATAATGGTGGAATTAAAGAATTTTTTGAATCATTAACTGCAACAGTTACTAAGGTTAAAAATGCTTTCTTAGCACTATCTCCTGAAACACAAGCACTTGTTTTGAAGCTTGGATTAATATTAGCAACTGCGGGTCCATTATTAATATTTTTTGGTTCATTATTTACTGCTATTGGTAGTATATCTACTGCAGTAGGAGTATTAACTGTTGCATTTACGGGTCTTAATCTTGTTACAGGTGGTCTTTTAGTTGGTCTTGGTTTATTTGTTGCAGCAATGGTTGGTGTTGCACAAAATGCTAGGGAAGCAGCCGATTCGGTTGATAACATGAATAAAAGGCTTAAAGCTACAAATGATACTTGGAATGGGCCTGATAGTATAACGGAAAGTGTTGTATTTCTTAAAAATCAATTAAAAGAATTAGAAAGTAGACAAGCATTTAATGTTAAGTTTAACCCTACTGGTATTGAAGATACAAGTAGAAAAATATTAAAGCTTCGTGATGATTTAGCTGCATTAGAAAAAAATATAGGCAAACCAATGCCTACTCCAGGATTTAATACTAAGCCTCCAGGAATGGATGGTGACACTAAAAAATCAAAAAGATTTAAAGAGTCATTTCTTGATTTTAGCCAAGAATATGATACTTATTTAAAGCAGTTTATTGCACATAAAAATAAGTTAATAAAAGTAAGCGATGATGCTGAAGCAGAATTTGACAATATTGGTCTTACTGGGGCAAGAAAGAAATTAGCAATCTTAAGAGATAATTTTGTAAAACAAAAAGCAGAATTTATAAAGTTTGGAGTAGATACTACCACCATTACAAAGAACTACCTACTTAAAGCAGCACAATTGCAAGGTGAAATTGAGGCAGAAAGACAAAGTGCTTTACTTTCTATAATCAAGCCACTTCCAGGAATGGAAAAGAATATGCTTGGTTTTGCATTAGATGATAGTCAATTAGTAAAGTTTGGGGAGCAAACGCAAATTGCATTAAGCAATGTTCAATATTTTGCAGACAAACTTAAATTTGCTACCCTAACATTAGGTAAAACTATGAGGGCTTCTATAGAAGGCATGACTGAATCAGTTGTTAGTGGCTTTGCTAATATGTTTATTTCTATTGGCGAAGGATCAAGTGCTGAAAATGCAATTAAAAGTTTTGGTGTTGGTATTTTGAATTCATTGGGGGATATGTTTATTCAAATAGGAACTGGTATTGTTATGGCATCTAAAGCAATGATTGCAGTACAAGCATTTATTGCATCTATGTTTACTGGTCCTGGTGTTGCATTGGGATTAGCAGGAGGTTTAGCAATGATTGCAGTCGGTGGTTTATTGAAAGGGACTGCAGGTGCAATGGCTAAAACTAAAACAGCAGGTCCTACTTCTCAAGGAGGTGGGGCATCAATGAGTCAAAGAGTTTCAGGTAATAATTATAGTTATGGTGGTGGTTCATTCCCTACACAAACTTTGAGATTGCTAGTTGACCTTACAGGAGCAATTACTGCTACACAAACAGGATATAGCATAAACAAATCATTCGAAACAACACTTAGAGTAACAGGCAGATAATGGTAGGATACGGAACTATTTATAGATTTGAGTTTGATGCAACTTGTAAACCATTTGCAACCTTACTCACAACCAAATGCAAGGTATTAATTCTAAAGAAAGGATATAATGCTACTATTTACGATATTCCTTATGGACAAGTAACACCAGTTGAAATTGATTACCCTACTGTTGATGATGACATTTTCTACCCAATTAAGGGTTCATCATTAAGTTTCAAGGTTCTTGGTGGAGTAATTAACATGGATTCACTTATTAGTGAAGATGAGAAGGATTTCTACTTAGAATACTACAGAGATAATGTTTTATTTTGGAGTGGATTTGTTTCTCCTGAATTATGTGAAGAAGATATATTCTTGCGTTACCCTGCTATTGAGTTTAAGACTATTGATGGTTTAGGTACTTTAAAGACAATGCAATTAAACGATTCTGCGGGACGTAAATTGTTTGGTCGAAGGAGTTTATTAGAAATAGTATTATCTGCCTTTAGAGGGGTAGGATTTGGCTATAAAACTAACATATTAGCTAATGTTTGGGCTAATGGTTTTGATAAGTTATTAAATCCACTTGTTCAAGCTATTACTTATATAAATGTTTATAGAGATAAGAATGGTATTCAGTTATCAACGATAGATATTATAAAGTCTATTTGCTATTTATTCAATGCAGTTCTTTATCAGAATAGAGGCCAATGGTGGTTTGTTAAGATTAAAGACTTAGCTTTTTCTCTTAACGGAACTCAAGTTTATAATGCTGATGGTACTTTAGCATCACCAGGTACAGGTACAGTTAAAACTCTTGTGCATGGAACTGATTTCTTAATTGTAGCAGAACCTAAGAGAAAGATTAGAAGATTCTATAAAGAGGTTGCATTAGATTATCAATTCTACAAGTCTTACAAGAACTTAGATATAAACTTTTCTTGCTACAATCTTTTTAACACAACTCCTAGATTATTAGAGGCTGACTTTACAGATAACTTAATTGCATTTAATGTTGTAAGGACTGGTAATGAGGCTACTTATGAATTTTATACTAAAGTTGGTGGTGTTAAGACAGAATCTTACTACGATCCACGATTAGATAATTATGGAGTTGTTGTTTATAGTGATGCGGGTGCTAATACTGATTATGTAGAGTATTCTTATGGTGCATTAATACCAACTGATAAGTTTTCATTTAGTTCTAGTAGTATTACGGGTAATCAAAAAGTAGAGATAGTTATTGAAGGAACTTCTATTAATTATTACTACGATATATTCGGAGAAACTTGGAATACAACTCGTACTTACAATACAGGTGGATTTTATCCAACATTATTTGTTACTGATTTAAATCCTCCTGCTACAGGTATATTAAAGATTAGATTGCACTCTGCATTAGAACTTGAGGATTATGGTGAGTTCTTTCAGTTCTATGATTATGTAACTGCTTATAATGATGTTATCATTAACATTATTGAAACTACTAAATCTAATCAAGTAACAACTATTACTAATATTAAGAACACTTCTATTGTTCCTGATATGGTAACGGTGTATAATGGTGATTCTAAGCAAATACCTCCACTACAAGGAAGTAATATTGAAGATATATCGAATCTATTAACAGGAATCAATACTAAGACTAAAGAATGGTATGAGAGGTCTGAAACGGATGTTTATGAGTTACAAGAGTTGTCTGCTCGTAATATTCTTAATCAATACTCTGACTATAGAAATATCTTTACAGGTACATTGATTGGTAAGGGATTAGAGTTTGGAAGTATTTATACTTTCCCTATGCAAGGGGCTTTAGCAGATAAGAAGTTCTTCCCATTGTCAATGAAGATGAATGAGAGGGATAATACTGCTGAAGTAGTGTTAATGGAACTTACTTCCAACGAGATAACTGGAACAGAAAACCAAGTTATCTACGATACTGAAGGAAATATCATTTATCAAACTACGGTTTCTTCTAAAAAAAAAAATCGTAACGGAGTAGGAACTGACTTAGGACAAGCAGGTGAATCAGGAACATTATTCGACAGATTCGTTGCCTTCTTTATGGATGACTTCAAACCTTAACAGATATGCCAAGAACAATAGGATACTTCAAATACAAAACCCGATCTTCCATTGAAATATATGGAAGCGGGTCTTTTTCAGGAACAGCAGATACAGGTTATGTATATGGTTGGTCTGAAACACTTACAGAGTTTGAGTTAAGAGGCTATTTAAACACCTTTGCAGGCTCTACAGCGAACGCAAAAGCAGGAATGATGCTACGCACTCAAGCGAACTCAAACGTGGCTTATATTGGCATTATGGTGCTTGGTGATAATACCATTAAAGTGTATGAAAGAGATACAACTAATAGTATTACAGATACGGTAGCTTCTGCTACTTTATCGGTACATCAAGGAATATGGTTACAGATTACAAGAGTAGGTACTACATTAACTTTCAAATACTCTACAAATGCTGAAGGTACTGCTCCTGGTAGTATTGTTTGGACAACTCTACATACTGCTACAGGTGTGGTAGATGCTTGGCCTACATTAGAGAAACATTTGTGTTGTAGTAGTGGAACAGATAACGTAAATTTGGCTTACTTTACAAAGGTTTACACACAAGATTGTTGGATTAGTCCAATAGGGCAAAAAGAAGATTAGACATGGCAATTAAAACATTAAGAGTATTTGCTGAATATACCTCAACGGGATTTGTACCAATGCCTACGGCAGGAAACATTGACTATGGTTATACATTAGCAAGTACATTCCCTTCATCTACTCCAAGTAGTTTTCAAACTGATGATCCTGACTTAGATGTTACGGTTACTGCGATGACTGACTTTTATGTTTGGATTCGTATTAATGGAACTGCATGGAATCCATCATATACTCGTAATGTTCGTGTTTACCCTGATTCACCCGATATTAATAACGTGGTGATGAATATGATTATTGCTACTGGCCCTGCAGGTACTTCAGCTTACTCACAGATTGTTCAAACTTCTAATCGTTTGTACTTTAATGGAGCAACAACTGATAGTGTTTATAACTCTAAGTTTGCAGGTAAAACCTATATAAATGAATTAAACTTTGGTACTGCTCCAGGATTAGCTACGGTTGCTACAACTGGTGCTTATGCTGATTTAACAGGTAAGCCTGCTTTATCTACTGTTGCTACTTCAGGGTCTTATGCTGACTTGTCTAATAAGCCTTCAGGAACTGCACCAATAAGTTATAATAGTGGAACTAATAGCTTTCAAATTAGTGTTGCTTCTGCCTCCACTAATGGCTATTTAACTTCTACGGATTGGAGTACATTTAATGCTAAATACTTACTTCCTTCAGGAGGTACTACTGCACAATATTTAAGAGGTGATGGTACATTAGCTACCTTCCCTACTACGTTAGATTCTACAAGATTAATCTTTACTGGAAAGAATACAACAGGTGCTACCTTAGCTAAAGGTACAGTTGTGTATATCAATGGTGTATCGGGTAATACTGCTTTACTTGCTAAGGCTATTGCTTCAGGAGATTCTACTTCTGCTCAAACATTAGGAGTTGTAGAATTTGATATTGCCAATAATCAATCAGGTATTGTTGTGTTGGTTGGTGCAGTTAACAACTTAGATACTTCAAGCTACACAGAAGGTGTTCAGTTGTATTTAAGTGGAACTACTGCAGGTGCATTTACTTCAAGTAAGGTACTTGCTCCTACTCACTTAGTTTATGTTGGTATTGTTACTAGAGCACACCCTACACAAGGAACAATTGAGGTTAAGGTACAGAATGGTTATGAGTTAGATGAGATTCATGATGTTCAAATATCTTCTCCTGCTAATAAGGATATTCTTTATCATGATACTGCTAGTTCTTTGTGGAAACACGCAAGTATAGCTACGGTATTAGGATACACTCCTTATAATGCTACCAATCCTAATAACTACATTGCTTTAACTGCTTTGTCTGCTTCTGCTCCATTATCGTATAATAATACTACAGGTGCATTTACAATTTCACAAGCAAATACTACTACTAACGGATTCCTATCTTCAACTGATTGGAATACCTTTAATAGTAAGCAGAATGCTTTAACATTAGGTAATGTTAGTGAGGTATCAAGTAATGTGTTAATGTTCCCTGATGGTGGAACAGGAAAGACTATTGGTAATTTGAGTATTCAGGTTATACAAGCAGGTGCTTCTACTAATGGTTATTTAAGTTCTACTGATTGGTCAACATTTAATAGCAAGCAAAGTGCTATTACTTTAACTACTACGGGTACTTCGGGAGCATCTACTTTTGCAAGTAATACATTAAATATACCTCAATATCAAGGTGTAGTTACCTTAACTACAACTGGGACTTCAGGTGCTGCAACCTTTAGTGCTAATACTTTAAATATACCTCAATATTCTACAGATATAAGTGGATTAGTAACATTAACTACTACTCAAACTATTAGTGGGGCAAAAACATTTAGTACTGTTTTGAATGGTACGAGTGGAATATTTGGTTCAGATTTTTTAACTAACGAAACAAGTAAAATTGGTATATCTTTTGCAGGTGGATTTGGTCAAATTAATTCTTGGGGGGCTAATACTTCTACTTATGGAGGATTAAAATTTCAAATAAGTGCTTCTAATGGTGGCACTATAAATGCACTTACTATATCCCCTTTAGGAGCATCTACGTTTAGTAGAGCAGTTACAATAGGAGATGACACTTTAACCGCATTGACTGTTGGAAGATATAGTGCAGGTATTCCTATAGCTTATATTAAAGCTAGTGCAGGATCAACAGGTGGATTTAGATTAACCAATCATAACGGTGCAGATGTTGTTGTAGTTAACGGTTCAAATAATTTAACTATTGACTCGCCAACAACTAATATAACTGGCAACGTAGGTATTGGAACGAGTTCGCCTTTGTCTAGGCTAGATGTTTCAAGTGGAGCACTTACAGGGGCTTTAATAGTTGGTGGGGACTTTAATACTTCAACTGGTGCTAGAACAAACGCAACTAGAAAATATGCAATTTTAGGAGTTCCACATTATACAAATGCGGAAGAGCCTATGACATTTGCTGTTCTAAATTCTGGCTTAGGTGTTAACGAAATTATTATTGGCGGAGCAGCAGGCAATCTTAATGCCGCAACAAGTATAGAATTTTATACAGCAGCAAACAATACAACACTTGGAGGAACCGAACGTATGCGGATTACGAGTGATGGTAATGTTGGGATTTCAGTAACTCCTCAAAGTTGGTATAGTGGCTATGTTGCTTTGCAATTAGGTAATTCTGCTGCTTTGTATGCTAATAGAACAAGTGCAGATGCCCATGTTACTATATTATCAAATAATGCTTATTTAAATACTAGTGTTAATTGGATTTATTCAGTAAATGCTAGAGCAAGTAGATACCAGCAAAATGACGGAGATCATGTATTTTCTTATGCTGCTTCTGGAACTGCAGGAAATACTATTAGTTGGTCAAATGCTTTAGTAATTAGAAATAGTGGTAATACTCTTTTAGGAACTTTTACAGACAACGGAGAACGTCTTTATGTAATAGGTGCTATTAGAGCTACAGGAAACATTACTGCTAATTCTGACTTGGTATTAAAGAAAAACTTAACATTAGTAGACAATCCAATTGATAAACTTAATCAACTTAATGGTTATTTATACCAATGGAAAGAGAATGATGAATATCAATATGGAGTTATTGCTCAAGAGGTAGAAAAGATATTACCTCATGCAGTTCAAACAGGTAAGAATGGGATTAAAGGAGTTTCTTATAACCAAATTATTCCATTGCTTATAGAAGTAGCAAAAGAACAAAATAAGAAAATAATTGCATTAGAAGCTAAATTAGGATAATGGCATTACCTGCATCAGGAAGTTTATCTTTCAACGAAATAGGCATCGAACTTCAACGTGCCAATGGTGCGGTATTAGACATTAAAGATGCCGAACTTGGGGTTTATGTTCCATTGAATGTTTATAGCACTTATAAACCCGATGGAGTAACTCCTTGTTCGGTATCGGAATGGTATAGCTACAATCATACACAATCCAATGTTACTCCCTTCTTTCAGGTAGTTAAGAACTCCGTTGCCTCCACTCCCGTAAATACCAACTTTAATATGTGGATTACCATAGCCAATATTGGTAATGCTCCTACAAGTGGTTTAGTGACCTTTACAGACACTTTACCTGCTAATATGCAGATTGTTACTTGGAGTGCTCCAGGATGGTCTGTAAACGTAGTAAACCAAACCTTAACTGCCACAAGAAGTGATTCTATTCCTGCTAATAGTGCATATAACGATGTTGTTATTGTAGCTAAGATAATTAATTGTGCAGCAGGGGCTTATTACAATCAAGCTAATGTTACAGGTGGTGGCACGAGTGGTATATTCTATTCTAACACAATAACAATCAATGCTACTTTATTTTCTTCTACTAAAACAATAACAAGAAGCATTCAAAAGAATGATTGTGCACCAGGTTGTGTAGGGACTTTTGTTAATGTTACTTCCCCTGAATTTACAAGAACTTCTTGTACTTCTCAATCTGATGCAGATAACTTAGCTACACAAGATTGTAATAACTGGTTAGATGCTAATGGCCAAGCTATTGCTAATAGTAATGGTTCTTGTGTTTGTAATCCTCCTGTATTTACTTTAAACAAAGGTCGTGTAGGTAGTGGCCCAATAAGTATAGGACAACAATTTAATTGGCAAATAGCAGTTACTGTTTCTAATAACAATACATCAGGAGCAACAGTAAATATTACGGATACAATTGATTCTAACTTTACTATTATTTCTTGTGAGGTTGTTAATCCTTCAGGATGGAATACTTTTATTAGTGGTCAAACTGCTAATGCTTATACCAATAATGTTTTAGTAGCAGGACAAACTTATTACTTTGTAATTACAGTACAAGCTAACAATTCGGGTACTTATAATAATACTGCTAGTGTATCAGGTGGTGGAGGTAATCTTGCTAGTGGTTCTGCTAGTGTAACTATTGCTGCACCACAACCTATCTCATTAACAATCTTAAATGCTAGTGTAAGTAGAGAAATGTATTCTACTACTTTCTTGGGAACTAGCTATTTCGGTATTTATGCAAATGATTCAGATTATTTAAACCACAACATTTCTATTAGGATTGCTAATCAATCCGCTGCACCTAATTCAATTAAAATTAAATGTAATTTTAGCAGTACAGTATTCTTAAATTTATTTGCAAGTGGTTTAGTGCCTAATGATACAGATTGGGGATTTGACCCTATTGATAGTGAATTCTTTAATAAGACTACTATTAATCCTGGTGATTACTCATTCACTTATATAGCATTTATTAGACCATTTACGGGTGTTCTTGGTAGCTTATTTACATTCTCTTTAAGATATAATAATTCTACAGTAGATTCAAGAGCCTTAGAAAGAAACATTGTTAGTAGACATTTAGTAATATTTAATTTACAAAGTGATGCTAATGGTGCTTTACAATATTTAGTTGAGTGTTCTACATTGCAAACAAGTAAACCTGATCAATTTGATAGTAGAGTAATAACTGGAGGTGATTTTGGTTTTGCTATTGGTGTATTCCAGTTATTAATTTATGTTAATGGAAGTGGTTCATTTAATTACAATGTATTTAATCCTTCTAAAACAGTTAGATATAAATTAGACTCTACAAGCAGTTGCCCTGTAGGTTCTTATGTGAAAACTATTAGCAGTTTATCTACAGGCTCATTCTCGGTAACACTAATGGTTGACGCATTTGATGCACCACTCCCTTGTTAATTACAAAATAAATAGTTTATATTTGTCTTGTAATCATTATAATATATGGTTGATTCTTATAGAAAACTAATAAACAAACAAATCAAAATGAAGAAAACGTACAAAGACTTGTATATGGTTGCTGCTTATTGTGCTGCTAACATTTACAACAAGGAAACTAAAGGTCAAATTAAGTTGAATAAGATTCGTGAGAAATTACAAACTTATTTAGATGAGTACACCGAGTTGAGAGATGCTTTAAGATTAGAGTACGCAATGGTTGTTAGTGAAGGAGAGAAGAAGGGTAAGGTTATTATTGAAGAAGATGGCAATTATGCTTACACTCAAGAGAACTTGCCTAAGTTAAATAAAGCAGCAAAAGAATTAGCTGATAAAGAGTTTGATTATACTCCTATTGTAATTACAAACCCTGAAGAATTAGAAGTTTATACTTTCTTAAAAGGTTGGGTTACAGGAGTAGATTTTAAAGAAGATTTAGAAGAAGAAATAGAATTATAAGATATGGAATACATCATTCGTATTAAGCCAATTGAAGCATTCGGAACAATAGCAACTCGTTTGCACGTTCGTTTGTTTTATGTTCTTTATGGGGCAAGTCAGAACTGTTTCCTTGAGTACAAGACCTTTGATGGTCAAATGATGTACGCAAAGAACTTGACTATCCCTGAAGATA